TTTTTACCGCCACCGGTTCCACCACCGGTTCCGCCACCGGTTCCACCACCGGTTCCACCCCCGGTTGACTTTTTACCGCCACCGGTTCCACCACCGGTTCCACCCCCGGTTGACTTTTTACCGCCACCGGTTCCACCACCGGTTGACTTTTTACCGCCACCGGTTCCTCCGAAGTTATACGCTCCACCATGAGTTCCGCCCCCACTAAATTGACGTGCAGTAGTTTTACCTTGCTTCGGCGGCGGCTTAGGTGGTGGCGGTGGATTGGGTGCTTGACCGACTCCAATGAGACCCAATCCAACTTTCCCGGCTTGTGCCAATCCAGAAGCTACATTCTTAATTCTAGACATTGGTGTAACATTAGGTACTGGAGGACTACTAGGTCCCCCTGTTTTTTGACTAGGCATTTTAGTTGCTCCTCTTAGGGCTGTATTACCACCCACATTTTGCATTTTTGGTTGTTTAGGCTTAGGAGATGTAGACGTTCCTCCAAACTTTGAGGTCGTTGTCTTTGGTGGCGTTGTCTTTTGTGATGCGGTCTTTTGTGATGTGGTCTTTTGTGATGTGGTTCCTCCAGCTTTTGGTGCTGTGGTTCCACCAGACGTTGGTGATGTAGTTGGTTTGGCAGGCTTCTGGTCGCTAGGGACAGCATGTACCGTTCCTCCCTGAGCCCAATCTGGAATAGCTTGATCACGAGATAAATTATCAGGACGCGGTCCCGCTTTGTCGGAAGGAGTCCTAGTTCCTCCAGTCTTTGGTGCCGTGGTTTTCCCAGTCTTTGATGCCGCGGTTTTCCCAGTCTTTGGTGCAGTGGTTTTCCCAGTCTTTGGTTCTACTGTTTCAACTGGAGTAGGTGACTCACGTTCAGCCTGAGTTCTTTCTGTTTTCGATTTCGCCCCTCCGTAGAGTTCAGAATCATATCTTTCAGGTCTAGTGTCCTGCTCCGGCAATATCTCTTGTTTTTTCGAATCCCGACCAGATGTTTGTTCACGTTGGTAAGGTCTAGTAGGATTTATAATATCGTCAGGGCTGGTTATCAACTTTTGGTTAGGTTTATTCGGATACCCTGTTTCTGGGTTAAGAACTATATGTGGCTTCCCACGAACAGTTCTAAGTACATTTTTGTTTGCTAGCTCGTTTATAAGACTATCTGCCTTGTCGAGGGGAATCTTGAGCTGATTAGCGAGAGTTGAGATCGTCAAGTGCGACTGAGTCAAAGCAAAAGCTTTTGCTCGGTCATATAATGACTGAGGTTCTTGACTAGCTGGATCTGTAGTCTTCTCAGTCGAAGTTGAACTAAAAGTGGCCTTAGGATCAGTCAAAAACTCTGGTTTCTTAGATGGGTTTAATCTAGGTGCAGTCCCAGTGTCTGCAGTCTGTTGAGGCTGCTCTCGTTTAGGAAGATTAAGGATTTGATATTTTTTAGACTTAGGATCTTGACCAATAGCAAAGATCCCATGCTGAGGATGATTATAAACATCCACCTTTCCATATTTAGAATCGTTCACAGACCCTCCAAAAACAGCATTAGTTTCATCTATTGCATCTTCTGCATCATCCTTATTATTGAATTTTTTACCATGAAGGTTATGACGAGCTAATTTTTTAGTCTCTGAAGTCTGTTTAGCCTCAACTGGAGGTTGCTGAGATGCTACTGGCTTCTCCTGAGGACTCGATTGTTTAGAAGCATCTTCTTTCATCTTAGCAGCATTTTCTTTTATCTTAGCACGTAATCGGTCTTCAGAAGCCTTCTGTTCCTCAGTCATTTTCTTCGACTGTGGTCTCGCTCTACTTCGGGCGATCACTTCGTCAACTTCTGAGGTCTTCTGTCTCCCCCGTAATGCAGCAAGAGCTTCCTTGGCGGCTCGCTCACGTTCCGACTGTCCGCCATCGTCCTGATCATCAGGAAGGTTTTCCTTTTGTTTGCTAAACCATATTGGAAACACCTTCGATATGGATATATATGGACGATAATCATTCTTAGAAGTCATTTAATGTACTCCCCAAATGACTCCTGTGACTACTGGAACTTCTCCGGTTACTTGATTTAAGAAAGATATTCTTTGAAAATGCAACGGATGACCAAAATGTTCCCAAGTTGTAGCAGCCGCTATTGGTATTCCTGTTGTAGATGAAGCTGTAACGTCAAATGAGAAATATGCAGCCAAAGATGTTCTTAGTCTAAAACCTCTAATAAAACTTAATGGACGCCGTCGCCTTGACTCTGAAGCATTTGCTGTCCCAATCCATTCATAATTAACTCCAAGAGAACCATCACAATATGCTGTTACATTACCATTCTTTTTAACTTCAACTTGCATATCATCTCCTCTAATAATAGAACCATTCTGTGTATTTGTAACTACATATATTCGATATGCAGCTGCAACAGCTGGAAGTACATATCGAACAGAAATTCTTTGATAGCTTGCAGTCAAACTAACAGGAGTACCCTCCACCAATAAAGTTCCAGAAGAATCTCTAATTTGAATAACAGCATTTCCTGCAGCAACAGAACCACGAACATAAATAGAAGCTACTAAATAAACTGTAGCTCCTCCGGCACCCATTTTTGGAGTAGACCAATAAAAACCTTCATTGGCTGCAGCATTATTGGGAGTTATTTGTATTTCGTCAGACCCAGTTCTCGGAGAATTTTGAGTAGAAGCTAAAGTTGCCCCACTAGCAACAAATCCAGTCGGAGGGGATCCAGTTTCAAATGATGGGTTTGTAACTAAATTAACTGTAGCTTCATCAGGAGTTGTTGAATTGCTTAAATCTTCTGCAGTCCCAGCAACCGCTAATGTTTTATTGATTGGGATATATTTATTCCAAAGATGAAGACTTTCCCTGGTACTAGGATCTATTTCCCATACAGACCCATCTCCAATTTCTTCTGAAATTAATGACATATTAGTTCTTCTCCATTTCCAAAGCTTTTATTAACTTTTCTAAAAACTCGACTCGTTTCATTATGCTATCTTTTTCGTATGCTGTAGCTTCTCCACCGACTTTTCCGGCTTTTGCTGAAGGTACAACATCGGCTTCTTTTATAAGACCTCTACTAGGACGTTGATATTTAAGAAGTTTTACTACTTTAACTGAATTCATTTTAGTTAGTGAACCCCTTCACAAGACCCCAGATTACAGCAGCGTTCACAATCAAGAATATAATGCCCCCAAGAAGAATCTTCCCACCCGATATTTTGTCTCGCCATTCTGCGAGACCTTCTACTTTTTTTGAGAGATCCTCGTTCATTGATATAAGTTGCTTATTCATTTGATTTTGAGATTCAATAAAATTATCTAGACGCTCCATGTATCTAGCTATACTTACAGATACATTCGTATAATCACCCGGATTTGACAATCTACTTACTCCTCTTGACAAAATCTCTCATATAAGTCTATATGTTCAATTCTTAGTTTTTTTTGTCTATTTAGACTTTCTAATTCAGATGAAATTAATTGACTCTGCTCATCTGTAATTTCTAAATCTTTCTCGTAAGGTTTCTCTTCGTTCCAAGTATATTTACCCATTTCTTTATCAAAGGTAATATCAAATTTTACTTTTTCTTCTTTCGTAAAAGCTAACTCTTCTCGAAGACTTTTAACTGCCTTTAATGTTAGAATATCTCCTTCTTTTGGAAGAATAGCAAAAATAAGAAGTCTATCTTTAATTGCAAACTTTGTTTTCATTTCATCTCTCTTTATAGAACTTCAATGTCTTTACATTTAGTTTAAGTTTTATTTTAATTTCTTACAAAAATTACTTCTCCAATTACTTAGAGCAGGAACAATAGTTTAGTTTTTGTTTTCAACATTATCTTGATTAAAAATCCAACTTTTATTCCTGCCCTAAAGAATTATTAGTTTTTTATGAAGTTACTGCTTTAACAACCGCAAAAGCAATAACAATTGCTTCTGATAAACCACCAGATGTTACGTTTCTAACGTTAATTAAAGCAGATCCAGAACCAGCTTGAGCATTTAATGTATAAGCTCCAGCTGTTCCACCAGAAATATGGTTCAAAAGAACAATGTCAGTTGCCGCAATAGCACTACATGTCAAAGTAAACGAAATTGTAGTACTAGCAGCAAGAGCTTCCCCATTCATAGTAATTTGCCCAGTAGCCTTGTTAAGGGTCACTCCAGTCGATTTGCCCGTTTGTTGTGTTATTGTGCCACCAGCACCTGTCGAATAACCAACACCTCTAATTGACGCAGACGACGTAAGTGATCCGTTAACCGTAACTGAAGTAGAGGTTATACTAGCAACTGTAGAGCCAGAAATTTGCATTGCAAGAGTAGTACCACCGACCATATCAATGTATCCTGTTGTACCATCATGTCGACCAATAGCTAAATAATCAGTAGCCGGGGTCGTGTTGCTATGAATGTATAATGTCGGATTAGTTTCAGCGGAAACATCCCAGTCAGTAGACTTTGCTTCAACATCTGTTATATGCAAAGACTGATTTGTATCTCCAAGAGCTAAGACGAGGGCATTATTCGATGCGTCTGCAGTAGACCACAATAATTGGCCATCATCTCCTGTACCAAAAATTACTACTTCATCGTCTGTAAAATAATTCCAATCATATCCATACGCAGAACGAGCAAGAATACGGGCATCCCCCGTAACATCTTGTAATCTAAATGAATGCTTTGCCATATAAAAATCCTCCAAGAAAGTCTATCATTTTTCTTTACTTTTCACCTTCATCTTCTTGTTTAACTACAACAGAATTAAACAGGGCTTGGAGGTCTTGATTTTTTCGCCATATTGCTCTTTTTATTGACGTCTTTAGTGGGGTTAGCTTTTCAGGTTGATCCACCAAAGCAGCTTCTAAATGGGTCATAACTTCACCCACTAGCTGTTTTGTATTGACGTCTAAACTCTGCAAAGCATTTGACAAATGAATCATTAGCATTTCACATCATTCCATACATATTCCTATTTTGTAGGTAAATAAAAAATAGATAAGACACTAGCCTTATCTATCTCTTTTTTATTATATAAAATAATAAGAGCTTTTATAAAAAATTCTAAATAAAAACTCCTTCCATAATCAAAGAAAATGGAAGGAGTTTAATTTTTCTTTTAAAGAATTTTATGCGGACAAATCCTTAATTGCTGCCTGTACCCAGATATTGGTGCACCGGTGCTCACCAAGAGTAAAGAGCAAACCACGAACTACCAGCTGGTTAGCAGCGAAGTAGTCACGGTTCTCAATATATCTCGTTGGTTGCGCGATGGCAATCTCAAGGGCATCAGTGTCGAGAACGTAAACGTTTCGACCAAGAACTACATCACCCGTCGATACACTCTGAGGAGCATCCGGTTCTGTTAGAATCGGAATACCCTGGTATGTAGCAAGAACAAGTCCTGTTCTTGTTCCAGGGAATGTCTTCTCACTTCCAATTCCTACTTGGTATTCTTCAACGCCGAGGTAACGCTGTTGAGCATTGAGCAATCTTTCCATGTGGAAATATTGATCATGTCCCATAAGAATAAGCTTTGGATCTCCACCATTCTGACGAATGTTTTGGATGCTGTTATCGATAAGGTTAAGGGTCAATGAACGACCAACACCGGCATTATGAGAAACAATAGCGCCTGCATTCCAGGTTCCCGCTACCCTTCCACCAAAAGTGAGGTCGTATGCTCTAACTCCACCATTTGCAGCAAAGTTTGCATTTGTTGAACCACCACTAATTCTTGCACCATCTTCATTTACAATGTCATCAAGGGAGGTAAATCCAGCCCTAGAATAGATTGTTGCCAAGTCAGTGTCGGCAAAAGCAGTACCAGTAGCAACAGTTACCACACCTGTAGACGTGTTTACCGCTGAAACAACAGAACCACTTGTTCTGATCCAATCATTGGCACTGTCATCCCATTGGGAGACTGCGTCACCAATCTTGTAGTTCTTTGCGAAGGCCGCTGGAACCGTAAAGCTTGTAGCAGCACCAGCAGAAACCACACTTCCGGCAGCTGCAAGCAACTCCTCGTTGATTTCCTTAGCATGGTCACGTTCTGCATTCTCGTGTTCCATGGCAAGCACGTCTCCAACACCACCTTCTAGGTTAGCAGTAAACACGGACTTGATTGAAACACCGAAAGTCGTACCAACAATTCTCGGAAGCGAGCTTACCGTGTTAATGTTGGAAACATCTATTGTCGGAAGTGACCCGGTTTCTGTAATTGGCCGAGATCTTCCCGAACCACGATCATCACGCACACGCCAACCAGCTACATTTCCCCAAGTTACCCGAGGTATTGCATTAAAGAAACGGGTTTGGTTGTTGAGTGCCTGCCACACTTTGCGACCGTATGTTGTATTAAAGATTCCAGTTGCCGTATCGACCGTGAAAAAGGTCTGCTTAGACAACCAGTTTTCTCCGAACACTTGCTGCAAAAGTGAGCGGCCGCGCTGACTTTCAGCAAGATATGAACTTAAATTTGTATTGGCCATTTAAAATAACTCCTCCAAAAAGATTAGTTAGTTAGATTTCCAGAGAGTGACTTAAGCAATCCCTCTTCAGGGTCAAGTGGGCGAGCTTCTAGATCAGCTTTGATCAGATCACTGTAGCTCATCTTGGATAACTGTTCTACTACATCTTCTGGTGTCTGTGCCTTCTTGATAGTAGTTCCCAAGTCTGCCCCAAGAGGCTTGTTGTCGTACTTAATCAACTTCGGTTTCTGAAGACCCGTCTTTGCTTCTCGGAATCCATACTTCGCAAGCTCAGCTCTAACAGCTTCAGATGGTTCTTCACTCTTTCGAATGTCCGTAATCATCTTCTTAAGCTCGGCGATTTCTGCTTTCATTGCAGCATAAATTCCTTTATCCATCATTCCACCACGCTCTTCCTCTGGCTCTTCCTCTCCTTCCTCTTCTCGAACTGGGTATTCATTGGCACCAACTTCCTCTTCTTCCTCGTCCTCACCCTCACCCTCATCAGGTGCTGTGTCTTGAGCGGATATAGGAGCTGCCGGTGGAACCGCAGCCCCCATTGTCGGGGGTGCATTCTTCCTAATAGGTGTAGTACCAGCACCACCAGCAGAGGCTTGAATTGTTCTCTGAACATTTTCAGTAGCGGTGTCAAGATCAGCATCTTCTGCTGGATCTTCTGAGTCACCCTTAATTGGCCACATAGTAGACGGTGCCTTTGCCGGACGAGGTTCCATGGAAACGTCCATTCCCTGATCAACAGACTTAAGCATATTAAAAACTGAAAGTGCAACTTCCTTCATGAAAGCTGATTTAGCCATAGCCTCTTCTTCTTCTTCCTTTTGGCGCTGCTCTTCCTCTTCTGCTTTGGAAAGACGAGCATCCATCTTGGAAAGAACTTCGGCTTGGGCTGCAAGAGCATAATTTACTCCATCGAGAGTTTTCTTTAGTTCTGTGCTAAATTCTTCTGCCATTCTTCATTTCCTCCAATCTAAATAAAAATCGTAGTTCTCTCGAGGGTGGTCTTTGCCATATCCGTCCACGAATTTTTTTGACAAATTAAAAATGGACCATTTCTGGTCCATCTTCTTTTATCTTGTCTATTTTATTATATATTAAAAACTTAAAAATTATTCATCTTCAAGCTTTTCAATTATCCGTAGATTTTTCTTCTTTCTTTTTTTCTGAATTCTTTCAATATCTTCATATTTATGATTTAAATTTGAAATCTTTTTGCGGCTATTAATTTTTCTGTCACGATTCATCCAGTTTCCCATTATTTTTTCTATCCTTTATAGAAAATTTCAAAAAACAACAATTATGAAATGCTGTCTAACTTTTCAAGTTCTTCTTCGAGATGGCTAATATGGGCAACTTTATTACCATTATCATAATAATACACGCCTTCAGTTAGTTTAATTGGCTTATCGCAACCTTGAATTGAACATGAGATATTATCTGGCCGATCATCATAACTCTTTATTAACTTCATTTTTAACTACCTCAACATCCCAATCGTTAATCGAAACACTTTTACCATCTTCAAGCTTTACGTCTATATGACCCCAAGATTTATTATGATTAAATGCTACTCCAATCTTTCCAATTAAAACTTTTTGTCCTCTAATTATTCTAACTGATTGTCTATTTTCAAGATTAAGTTCTCTCTTAACTGGTTCTCCGTACACAATAGGATATATATTGCTATGAATAGCCTGCTCACTAGGAGCTCTTTTCATAGCCTTATTAAAATCAAAGAATTCAAATGATGGCTCTTTGTATTCATCGTCGTCTTCAAACTCACTTAGTTGAATTTCAGTTTCAGTTATTTCTTCAAGTTTACTAGCTGTATGATTTCTAAGCTTTCCATTAAACTTAATAGAAACACCCTTTTTGCATTTTGGACATTCAACTTGTTTTGAGCCAACAAATTTAAGTTGATCAGCAAACATCATAGAACCTTCGCAATATTCTTTTGTATCAGACATATGTTTCTCCCTTTGGAAGAATTATATCATACTTTTCATCTAATTGACATATACAGTCAATCTACTTATGTTGACCTCAAGAACTTGATTTCTTGGTTGAAAGTTGCCCGCCAGTAGAAACTTTTCCTGGCTCGCAATACCTCTTATCAGAATCTAATTTAGTTTCTTCAATGAGTTTCTTGTCGTTTTTTGGCATTCCAATACGCTTTAATTGATCTTCATTAAATTTTTGTCGCTTTTTATAGCCACCCTCAAGAACATCTTCTAAAAGAAATCCATTACCCTTAAGATTTTTCTGTACCCAATATTCTAGCTTAGATACTGCTGACCCCTTCAAAATTTCATTGCCACTCATAGCAACCTCCCCAGATGGACGAAAACCTTCTCCACCAAAATCTTCATTTTTAGTTTGTTCGGCAACTTCCATTACTTCTGCTACGAATGGTTGCCCATCTTTTTCTCCAGTAATTTTTACTCCAACAGTCGTTAAACAACTTCCGTCTACACAAGAAGTTTCAGGATGATAATGACTTTTTAAGATATCAAAATGAGCACCAGGATTGACTCCTTTTTCACAAGCCGTAATTTCAGCTAATGCTAATTTTTTAACTCTCATGACCGTTTTACCATCTTCAGTATTTATTTCGTCAACTTTCAAAGCTGAGCCAGCAATCGAATAACTTCTAATTTTTCCTTTTTCAATTTGTTCTTTAACTTTATTGGAAACTGGAAAATCATCACTTCTTAATTCTGCAATAAAATATAACCCTTTTTCGTCAACTCCAGACTTAAATACTTGACCAGAACGGTTAATATAGGCTGGTAGACCCCATCCAATTTGAACATCAGAATGAAGCACATTTAAATTATTTGTCCGTGGATTTTTCATAAAATTAGTAAAGGCTTCATCAAGAGCTTCAGTAGTTATCAAATGACCTTCTTTATCTACAATTGCAACAGAAGCCGGCCCACCAATAACCATTGGTTCCATAGGTATTTCTGTTGCGGCCTTTTGAAATTCTGGTCTATCAGGATAAAATCTATACAACGTTAAAATTTCAGCCGGAGAAGCAAAACCAGCATTAAAACGTCTTTCATATTCACTTATTGAATTAAAAATATCTTGTTTAGTTGTTTTACCAACTTGTGCTTTTTCCAAAAAAATAATATCAGAATCAAAATCTTTTGCAAAAATATCTATATTATCATATTTCTTATAAAGTCTTCCAATCTC